TTGCCAACAGGAAAAAATGTACCTGTAATATTTAAACCACGATGATATTGAACGAAGTCATCTTCTTGTTGTTGTAACGCTAAATCACAAATGCTATTTGTTATTGGAGAACTAGTGCCGTCGCCATAATCGATATAAATATGAGAAATTGACCCACTTAGAGACCCGGACATCCATAATATCAAATCCGTAGCTTCAATATTTGTAGGATTCCAGAGTTTTTTTGCAACAAATGGGGTAACTTGAACATCGTCTCTATTTAAACTTTTAATCATTTATCCATTAGTTTAAAAATCAAGTCTTACTCTAATCAACAATTCACTATCAAAAGTTTTTTGTGTAGGTTGACTCAATTTTGCAACAGCTACGAGTTCATTATCACTATCATATAAACCAACTGTAGTAATATAAGTTGTAGGATTGTTAACAAAATCATTTATTTTTATTGCACCTCTAGCTAATATAGTTCCATTTAATGAATCTGTAGTACCATTTGCAATAAATGTTGGATTATTTGTATAATTAAAATCTTGATTTTTTACTCTTACGAAGTATTGAGCAGAAGGTAGATATTCAGATTTTCTTACTTTAAATGTCTTGGTTGTACATTTAGTAATTGATTGGAAGATGATTCTTTGATTTAAAGAATATACATTTGTTTGGTCAGGAACACTTGCAAATGATCCTGTCAAAGACACACCAACAGAAGAACTTACAGCTCCTGCATTTAAAACTACAGTACCAGTTTTTGGGTAAAATAATCCAATAGAATTATATGTAATTACACCTGCATTTGAATATGCAGATGGAACTCCATCATTTACACTTCCGCTAATAATATTATACACATCTAATTGTTTTTTGACTACAGATGAATCATCAATAAATGTAAATTGTCCCTTAGAACCACTTATGTTAAATTCAATTTGACCTTCATCTATACGGTCTTTATATTTATCAGCTGAAAAATTTAATACTACTATACCAGAACTAGTAACAGATGTAGTTGAATCGGCGGATGTTGCTATTGTATAATTACCTGTTTTAAAATTAAAAAATGTGTCGTCGGGAGTTAATAAAACGTTTTTGTATTGATTATAAATTGCTTTGGTAGGACGAACGTATAATGTTGTTGAATCTGTTATAGATGAACCGGAACCATAATAATCACCATAGGTTATTGAAAAATGTGGTTGATTTTGATAGTAAACATTATAATAATATAACCCGTTTTGAACATCATATGCATTTGAACCTGTCAAAACTACTTGTGTAGATGATGTTGTAAAAGATGATTGTGTAACGGCGTAATTACCGTCAACCCAAAATCCGGAAGACACTTTGTTAATTCTTCCTGTTACTATATCGGTAGATTCGAAGTTTTTAAAAATCATATTTTATTAAGTAGTTGTAGTTGGAACTGTTACGGTAACTGGAATTGTAAGACTACCTCCGCTTTCATTTCCAATAATGGTTAAAGTTGTAGTTATTGTAGATATTAAAGCATTATTAGGCACAAATTTAAATTTACTACCAACTACCACTTGAGAAGAAGCAGTAACAGCATCACCAGCAAAACTTGGAACCGTTGCACTGGTAGAATTAATACTATTTGTTTCTGTCACCAATAATGTACCGGCATTTTTATTACCTAAAATAGCAGTATATCCTAGAGTTGTATTATAAGTTGGATTCGTACTTGGAGAAATTATAAATTCACTTGTATTTAATCTGTCAGTTGTAATATTTGTTTGTGCAATCGAAATTACTGGAATTGATGTAACTCCAGATGGTAAAGTTACTAATTTGTACTTCATTACTTGAGTTTCATCGCTAAATGGTTCTAATATAGGTGTATTTCTTATAGAAATATCGTAGAAAGCACTACCAAGTGGATGAGTTGAATTATATAGATTATAATCAATTTCATCGTCGGCTAGTGCAAATGATGTAATATTCAATGAACCATTTTTTGCTAACAATTGTCTACCTTTTTGGGTTAAAATCGCATCAACTGTTATTGTTTTATTATCTAAGTATGCCATATAATATAAGTATATTTGTTAATAAATATTATTCATTAAATCTTTTTTATGAACTTATCAATGAATTTTGAGAAACTTGTAAGTTTATTTGAGTTCTTTCTATTGGAGATGAATTATTTAGATTACCTTTATCATCTACTGTTGTATATACATTTTGACTAGATTTTTTATAAAAAGAACCAGTTGATGAATTTACAAAGTATTGGTTGGTTGAAAATCTTGAAATTCTTCTCTTTAATGAATAATGTCCTATAGGATAAGATTCGGTATCAAACGTTGAAGAACTATTGTCATAAGTATTAAACAAAGACGAAGAATTTATATTTAAATAAGAATATGTATTCACCAATTTACTACCAGAATTTTCCAAACTAGTATTTGGATTTCTACCAAATAAATAAAGTTTTTTATTATTTTTATAAATATAATTCGGTTCGTATTTATCGAAAAATGAACCGCTAATTGAAAATACACTCAATCTCTTATCATAATTTAAACTTGAAAATTGAAATGTTGTATAATTATTCGATGGATAAGACGATGGATGCATTGATGATGTCAATAATCCATATGTTGAGGAAGTTAATGGAAAATCTAATCCATTTTTATTTAAATTAACTTGCTTAATACTTGTATATTTTCTTTCAAATGAAGCTGAAAAATTTCTAAGTGGTTGATACGAACTATTTAAATCATAAGCAATTGCACTATTTACTGGTCGATTTTGGTATTTATTTCTTTCCAAAAGACTTGGTTCGATTAATATACCATCAATTATTTTGCTTCTTGCCGGCAATAATTGTCTTACAGTTTCAAAGAATGAACCATCAAAATAATTCTTATAAAGAGTCATAAACTCTTGATACAAGACTGGTTCAGATAAATTATATTTGTTATAATTGTCTCTTAGAGTTTGTAAATTTTCATAATTTTCTGCAAAAATATTTGATGGATTGCCAATATAATCCATTAAATCATATTCACCTAAGAAATTTAAAATGTCATCGTCTCTTACTTTAAATGGAGAAATGTATACTGCTAATAAATTTGAATCTGTAGTTACCAAATTGTTTACTGCACTAGTTTCATTAGACATCAATCTAGTTTCAACAGTTTGAGATGCTTTATTTATTTTTTGATTCTTAAATTTATTAGGGCCATATTGACCTAATTTAATATTTTGATTGATTTCGATTTCATCAAATTGATATGGATATAAAGATGCAGAGACAGTTAAACAATTTGATTGTGTAGTTGTATTTTGTACAAAATTATATGCAGAGGCACTATATTGTGAATATAATTTATTTGCATTTCTCACAACAAAAAATGAACCAGTATACATGTTTACCGGATAATCATAACTATATCTAAAATATAAATTATCATAAGTTGTACTGTCATTATTTGTTTTATATGAATCAAAGTTCTTACAATGTTCTATAAATGATTCATCATCCAATTCGTGTTTCCAAAGATTTATCTTATCAATATTTCCTTGAAATAAATTTCCGCCTCCAGCGTAGTTTCCTACATATAAATTTCCAAAATCATTAAATGTATAGTTAATAGCTTCCGTACTAGTAATAATCGATTTTGTATCATCGAATACAATTTCATCATTATCAACTGAAGTAACTCTCAACGAATAACTGTATGGTAATTGACCACCAGATCCAGTATCAAAACTTCCTGATAAATTGATTTGTTTGATTAAAACATTAAATACATTACCATTAAATAAAGGCAATGAATCTGTTTCAAGATAATCAGTAGATGATCCGTATGGCAAAGACATATCAAATTTCAATTTACCAAATGTATCTTTGATTTCTTTTTTGATGGAAACGTCCCAATTAACAGTCTTTAAAAGATAAACTTTGGTATTTTGAGGATAGATATAATCCGAGTCAATTCTGAATTTAAATTCTATTGAATTAACATAGTTTGATGATCCTGAAACGGGAATTACAATTGCATCTCCGTTTTTAGTATATTTAGTAAAATAGTACTTATTTTGGTAAGTATATGATGAATTATCTTCTTCGGATAATTTATTTCCGCCATATTCTTTGACATTTAATAAACTACGAGGAATTCCATAAATATTTGATATTACCCGAATACATTCTTCTGTTCCTTTAGTTTTATAAATTAATGGTAATGTATTTAAAATTCTATTCCATATAATCTTTAATTTATCATAATCGGAATAAGCATTTGAACCTGATAAATAATTTGATTCTATCGATGAATTATCAAATGAGCTAATAGGATCCCATCCAAACTGTTGTAATAATGTATTTGCAACAGTACTCACATAACTTGAAGACAAATTACTTTGAACATATTGTTGAGTTGGAAAATTCTTTATGTACAAATAAATGTTATCAAAATGATGTCCAATCATTGATAAAAATATTAAATAATCTGTATTATTATCATCTACCAAAATAAACTCAGGAGTATTATTTACTAAACTATCTCTATTATTTTTATCATATTCTATTGCATTTTCAATATAATCCGGATAGTTGAAATTTTCTACATATGCACCATTAACAAATGATGTTGTACTTCCACTTACTAAAGTAATATTTTGATACAAGTATGTATCGTATCCATCAAAAGAGTTGAAAATTGTATTTAATTGGCTTTGATATTGATTAATTTCATTTGCATATGACGCACTTATGAATGAATAAGAAGATAATAAAGTATAAGATGACCCACTATTCGCAGCAGAAGACGATAATGTAGTAAGTTTTGAATTTATCAAATAATTAATTTGATTTATAGATGAAATTTTATTTAAAAATAACTTGGTTCTTAATTCTGCCGAACTAAATACTATAAAATTAGAAAAATCAGAATACTCAACATTTAAATTATTTAATTTTTTATAAAATTCTACATCATTTTTTGTAGTGTTATCCAATTTTAAATCATTTATATTAAGATAATTTACAGGAGTAGATTTATATGAATCAGTTGCAACTTTGAAGTTAGGACCTGATATTTTAAAGTTTCTCTTTACACTTGGAACATTAATTACAAATTTTTGAATTATAGGTACAAGAGAAATATTTGATATCCAACATTTATCTCTTATTGAAATATCGATTGGTAATTCAGTAAATAATTTAACAATAATATTTGTATTACCGTTTTCTTCTACAAATGTATAATTTAATATTGTATAAAATTCATCGTTTCCAAAATTTAATGCATTTTTTAAATAAGAATATAATTTGTTTTCGTGATAATTTTGAATTGTATTAACTACATTAGAAATAAAATTTGTAAAAAACAAATCAAAAATAAAGTTTTCAACTTTAACAGTTAATTCAGCATTTTTTGTATAATATGAATTT